TAGGTATATTTAATGAGCATAGAAAAAATACTTGTATTTTTTCTATGCAAAAATTATTTATCAAAGATAAATAATTTTTCATTTTTTATGAAATTTTTAATAATTTTCATAAAAATGGGTGTAAATAGTAATGATATCTTCATAACTAAATTATACAAAATAATATTATATGAATTAATATTTTTAAAAATTATAAATAATAAAAACATCCCAGTAGAAAATAGTTTAAAATTTAAAAAAAATTTACAAAAAATAATTGAATTTAATAATATAGATTTTTCTAATAAAAGATATAAAAATTTATATAATATTATAAAAAAAATAAAAATTGATATGTTATGTAGTCAATATAATATTATGTTTGATATTTTAATTAAAGACCATGAAACATATTTTGTAAATAATATTCAAGATATATTATATTTTAACGAATATTTATCAAAATGTTTTTATAACTTTATAGATACTTATGATTTTATTAAATATAAATATTTAAATATATTATCTGTTTTTATTTCTAATTTAAATATTTATCATAATGATATAACAAATATAATAGCTGACCTAACGAATATGATAGATAAATTAACAAATATGATAGATAAATTAACAAATGAAAGAGATAATATAATAAATATGGATAATATACATAATTTAATTATTAGCATAAAACAAATAGATTCTTATGATAAAAAAATTAATGAATTTAATGTTATATTTATAAATATTAAAAAATATTTAATGTTTTTAATGAATAATTACTCACAATATATGAATTATATTATAGGAGATAATTCATATTTGAATTCAGAATTTATAACTTCTGAATTATCAATATTTGATGATGATAATTATTCATTATCAAATATTAATTGTAAATTATTTACTTTTGTGGTTTATTATAATATAAGTAGAATATCACAAATAGTTTATTATAATTATGATATGCAAACTAAAATGAGTAATATAATAAAGTTAATATCTAAAATAACACCTTTAATAATAAATTATGATAAAAAAAGTGAAATTATTAAAAATATTCATAAATACATTGATGAAAATTATATATTTGCAATAGTTTATATAAAAAATAATCATCCTAATAGTGAACAAAAATCTAAATATAATTTAAATTATACTTTTGATATTAATAAAATAATTAATTGTGACAAACAACAATTAAATGATGTAAGAAAAATTGATACACAAATACAAATAGATAATGATAATGCAAAACAATTAAAAATATCAAATAAAAGAACTAAACTTATTCAAACAAATATTTTTAATCATACTAGAAATATTGAACCTATAGAACATATCGAAGAACCTATTCAAAAACATAAATTGCATGTAAAAGTTGAAAATTATATTCATGCAATAATTAGAAAAAATAAAAATAAAGATGAATATTTTAATAAATTATTAAGACATTATCCGAATATAATGAAAACTAATAATTTATTAGAAGAAACAATAACTGAACATATTAAATATAAAAAGAAAAAAATTAATAAAAGAATTCAAAGTAAATTACCATTATCATTAATTAATGATAATTGAAAATTAATTTATTTAATTTTATTAACTCTATATAATTCTTCCAAACTTTTTTTCCTAGATTCTTTATAATTAATTGCAGGTTTATAATATATATTTTTATAATTAATATATTCACTTTCCCAATTATGAATATCTTTTGAAGGAATATTTATTAATTCTGGTATATATTGTTTTATAAATACAGTATCAGGATCAAACTTTTCACTCTGTAATTTTGGTGAAAATATTCTAAATACTTGATTTGGATCAATCCCATGACATCCCCAACCCCAACCACCACCATTTTGTATACAATCATAATCTGTTAATTTTTGAGCAAAATATTTTTCCCCCCAGTGCCATGGAATTAGTAGTAATTTTGATAATACTGAAGAACATATCATACGTAAACGATTATGTTGAAATCCTGTTAGGTTCAGTTGTCGCATTCCTGCATCACATATAGGTATTCCTAATTTTCCATCGCACCATTTTTTAAATAATTTTTTATTATAATTCCATTTAATATTATCAAATTTAGATTTAAAAGATTTATTTATTCCATTTAATTGACCTTCCAACATATGAGGAAAATTATAAAATAAATTATAATAAAAATCTCTCCAATGTAATTCATTTATTATACCTTTATTTTGAATAAATGCATAATATACTTCACGAATTGATATATTACCAAAATGATTATATGCTGCTAAATATGTCGTTTTATAGGTTAAAAAATCTCTGTTTTTTTCATAATCATTGAATTTGGTTGCATTTTTTAAAATATTTAATGCATAACTTCTACCACCTGTAACATGTGAATATTTATTATATTCATAAAATTTATGAATATCTTTAATATTTATACAAGAACTTAATAATGATAATTTATTAAATTTATAAAAATCAAAATTATTAAATTTATTAGGTTTTCTAACTGATAAATTTTTCATACAAAAATTTCTAAAAGGTGTAAATATGGTATAAGGTGTTTTATCTTTTTTTAATGTAGATCCATCTAATATATTATATAATACATGATCTTCATCCATTATTAATTTAATATTATTATGATCACAAAAATTTTTTAATAATAATTCTCTATTCCTCGCATATGGTGAATAATCAATATTCATTCCTATAGAATTTATATTGTGCACATTTTGTATTTCTTTTAAAACTTTAATAAAATTATCATTGTTAAATAAATATAATTTTCCATTGTATTTATTTATTTCATCATATAATTCAATTAATGATTCAACCATAAATTGAATACTATTATTTGATGCATATTTATTCTTATTTAAATTAACCTGCTCAGTAAATATAAAAATTGGAACAATAGATCCATATTCTCTCATTTGATGTATTAATGTTGTATTATCAATTAATCTTAATGATTTATTAAATATAAATATATTCATATTATTAGTTTATAAAAAAAATGAAATTATTAATATTTCATAACTTATCTTTAATATAGTTAATGGTTAAATTAAAAAGTACACAATCTTTATATAATACTTTTGTAGATCAAGTAAATATTCTTAATAATAAAATGGAAGAAAAATTAAATAATATTAAGGAAGAACACAATAAAATATTATCATATGAAAAAAGAAAATTATTAAATGAAATATGTGAAGGTGAAAACTTAGATTTTAAAAAATTAAAAGCTAAATATTTAGTATCAGATTATTTATCAGACTCAGATAATGATGAATCTAATGATAATTTATTATCTAAAATAATTATAAATGGTAATGAATATTATTATGAACCGAAAGAAAATGGTAATGTTTATGATAAAAATTCAAAAATAATAGGTATGTTTAAAAATAACAAAGTAATATTAGATTAATTATTAATTAATTGTACTAGTCTTAGAATTGCTTTTTTTGACCAATTATATTTATTTTTAAAATTATTAATTGTTATATCATTATATTCTTTTTCATAAAAATTTTCAATAAATAATTTTAAATCACTATAACCACCTAATAATAAATTGCCTTTTCTATCATATTTATTTAAATATATTTGCGGATATGTATATATACGATTTGTTTTATATAATTCTTTATCTTTTTCATTTACCATAATTATCTGATGTGAAATATTATATTTATCTAATAAATTTTTAGCTTCCATAGAATATACACATTTTTCTAATAATATGGCTTTTATAAAATATTTATTCATATATATAATATATATTTTTAATTAATAAAATTATAAATAAAGAATATTTTATATTTTTTTTTAATGGTAGCAGGTGGTTTATTACAATTAGTAGTAACAGGAATTCAAGACACACCATTAATACAAAATCCTGAAATAACATTTTTTAAAGTAGTATATAAAAAATATACATCATTTGCAATTTGTCAAAATGATAAATATTTAGGAAAATTTAAATTTGATTCTAATAATATTAAAAATATAGATAAAAATGGTGATTTGTTATATAATTTATATTTTAAAATTAATATACCTAAATTTACAATGATAAAAACAGATAATATTATTAATAATATAATTAATGATAAATTTATAAAACAATTTGATATTATATATAATAATAAATATTGTTTTATTTTTCAATATAATTCAATATGGTATGTCATACCTAAAAAATTATTACAATCATTTTATTTTAATACGTATAAATCAAAATTAGATTTTAGTAATATTAATAATTATTTATTACCTAATATTATAACTAATAATATAATATATTTTATTGATATTGAAGACAATAATATCTTATCAAGTTTTAATATATTATTATATAATTCTAATTTAATTGAACAATATGCTCTATATTTAAATTTTAATAATTTAAACAAATTATTAACAATAAAAAGTTATCATGAATATTTATTTGATAAAATCAAAAATAAATTATATAATTTATATAAAAAAAATAATATCAAAAATATTATTATAAATAATACAACTGAAACAGAACGGTATTTTACTTATTTAAATAATAATAATTATGATATATTAAATTTTGATATAGATATTGCATTTAAATATTGTAATAATAATTTACTTAATTTTAATGATTATATTGATAATGTATTAATATATAATCCAATAATTATATATTCTACTTTAAAAATGTTATATGCTAATAATAATTTAATTTATACTTATTGGAAAAAGTATTCTATTAGTGTATATAATGATGTTGGTAATGAAGTAAATAATTATAATTCTAATAATGAATGGCATTATAATTTAAGCAAATACATCAATTTAAATATTAATAATCATATATTACATTATTATAATAAATTATATATTAACTGTCAAGAAAATATATATAATAATATTAAAAATTTATCATTAATTAATATTAAAGATATATATATTAAATTAAAAGTTATATTTAATCATTTTTATACTATTAGTAATAATAATAATTATATTTTAAATTTTAATAATAATTATTATACATTATATAATTATAATACTAATTATAATTTTGATACTTTAATTAAAAATGAATATTCTAATTATAATTTATTAAATAGTTTATTCCAATATATAAATAATAATAATGAAACTAGTAATATTACACCTATTGATTTATCAAATATATATATATTGATAGCTTATGATTTTATTAATATAACAAAAACATTGAATCGATCATTAGTATCATTTTTAATATTTTGGAAAAATAATATAACTACTCGTTTATTTATAAAATATCTAAATACATATAATTTAATAAATAAAAATAATTTACTATTCGATTATTCATATAATTCTAATGTTAATGATTCTAGAAAATTAACTTTATATTATACATTATATCCATCTAATCAATTTACTACACAAGATTTTAAATTATCATTTTATGAATTATTTTACAAAAATAGTTTTATTGGATCATTTAATATATCTAATAATATTTTTCAAAAATTTAAAGAAAATAATATTAAAATGACTATTGAAAATTATAATGATAATAAATATTCATTTAATAAATTAAATATTACAAATACATATTATTATATTTATAATAATATATTGGAAAAATATGATTGTTTTAATAAATATATTTATAATAAAATAAATATTAATAATAATATATTATCAATTATATATGATAATTATTATGATATTAATTGTAATATAATATTATATTATAACAATATTAAATTAGAATATAATGATATCAATTATGATAGTCCAAATTTAATATTTACTCTTTATAATTCAATAAGTTTAAATAATAATGATGTTATTAAATTAATAATAACATTTAATTGTTCGTTGCCATTAATATCATTTTATTCATATGGTAAATCATATTTTAATAAAATAAATTATAATGTTGTTAATGTATATAATAAATATAATACAAACTATACTAATATTAAATTATCAGCTAATATTTTAAAATTATTAACAATTAAATATTATAATACAATTATTCCACCTTCATTTGATATATCTATACAATCTAATCCTAAAAATAATTTAAAATATAAATATTTAGTAGCATTTTCTAATAATAATTATACTAATTTTAGTAATATTATTACTGTTAATATAGATTCTGAATATAATCAAAAAATTATATATTTACCTACATCATCAAATCCAGATTATAGTAAAAGATTAATATTGAGAACAAAAAATATTATATCTAATAATGAAACTTTTTATATTGTTGATGAAATAAATGATAATAATATTACATATTATATTGATACTCGGAATGATAGTGATTTAATTACAAGTTATAGTGTATCATCTGTATCATATAATATCGAATTAATATATAATGGCGAAGGGTCTTTACCTCAAGGAAATTATAGATATATTATAACTGTTCAATTAAATGATAATAAAGAATCTGTACCATTTTCATATCAAGAAATATATTTAGCTTACCCAGGAAGTATAATAATAAAATGGAATATACCAAATTTAAACGAAGGTGATATATATTATTTATATAGACAATATGAAAATGGTGATTATGTATTAATAAAAAATACAACCTTTACACAATATAATGATACTAATCTTTCAACAACAACAAATAAAATATTACCTTACAATTTAAGTGTATATATACAATATAATTATCGAAAATATTGTATAACATATTATGATAAAAATACAGAATCTAATATAAGTAATATATATACTGCTAAAATAATTAATTTACCGTTACTATTAAATATACCTAAAAGTACACAAAATATAATCGGAAGAAAAATATATAGAACAAAAATAAATGATGATAAATTTTATTTAATTGCTAATATTGAAAATAATATTGATGAAATATTTATGGATGCTATAGATGATAATGATATTTATATACCATTACCTAATATCACTAATATAACTAATAAAAATTATATTAATATAAATAATATAACTCATATAAATAATTATTTATATGATATTACAAAAAAATATGATCAAGAAAATATTAACAGTATTGATATTGAAGAATTAAATATTAATATTAAAATATTTGATAATTTTTATATTAAAAATGGTATAGTTAATACAAATTTTGAATATAATTATAACTATTTATATTATCTAATTGACAAATACAATAATTTAAATTGTACTAAATTAATACCATTTAAAAGATATGTTCCTTTTGATGATGTACCATTTAGTTTAAAATTATCAAATACGACTGATTATAATAATAGTTCAATTTATTATTATAAAATATCATATTATAATTCAATAAATTATATAGAATCAATCCCTTCCGAATCAATTTCTATTAAATCAAATATTAATAATCCAATTATCATATTAATAAATCAAAAAATATATGATAATAATTATGATTCTTGGGTAATTTATAGATCTAGTGACAATATTAATTTTTATTTTCTTACTAATTTATTTGGATATAAATATATTGATAAATTGGAACAATTAAATAAACCATATAATAATTCACAGTTTTATATTTCAAATGAATTAAACAATAATTTATTTAATAAACCAAATAAACCTAAACTTTATTTAATTGATAATAATTTATCATTATTACTAGGAACATATAAATACAAAATTACATATTATTCTGATAATAATGAATCTATACCTAGTGATGAAGAAAGCATTGTTATTAATACTAATCAATGTGTTAAAATATTTTTTGATATTAAATTAACCGATAAATATTATAAAATATATAGAGCATATAATTCTGATGATTATAATTTATTAGTTACTACAGATTCTGAATATTATATTGATAATAATAATATTATAAATTATAAACCAGATTTTAATTTAACTATTAATGATGTTAATTCAAGTCTAATAAATGGTGAATATAAATATAAAATTATATATTATCAAATTATAAATAATATATCTTATGAATCTATGTTAAGTGATGAAAAATATATTACTGTTAATAATCAATCAATTAAAATAGAATTAAATAATCTGCCAATAAATACTTTTTATAAAATATATAGAGCATTTAATTCTGATAATTTTTATTTATTAAATGAATCAAATAATGTAATATATATAGATAATTTAAATATTAAAAATATAATACCAAATGCACCAATTATATCTAAAATATATAATATAAATAATATAGTATCGCCAATAAATAACACTTTAAATTATAAAATTAGTTATTATTTTAACTATGATTCAATTGATTATGAATCATCAACTAGTAATTATACTACTGTAACTATAAATGAAAATCAAGCTGTAGAAATTATATTACCTGATTATACAATACCAAATAATTATGATATATATTATAAAATATATAGACAATATAATTCAGATAATTATTTACTATTAGATATAACAAATTCTAAAAAATATATTGATAATATAGATATTATAGATATTAATCCAATATTTAATATTATTGATTCTACTGAATTATCTTTAGAATATGGCACATATAAATATAAAATAAATTATAATATAAATTCTAATAATTATCAAACTATCGAAAGTAATAATATAATTATTAATGAAAATAATAAATGTATAAAAATAACTTTAACTTATCCATTAATATCTAATGTATATTGTAAAATATTTAGATCTTATAATCAACAAGATTATATTTTACTAAATGTAACACAAGATAATATGTATATTGATAATAATTTTAATTTTAATACAAATAAACCAAATACACCTATTTTAAATCTTATTCCTAATGATTTAATATTATTGAATGGTACATATAAATATAAAATATCATATTATTATTCTACGTCGTCAATATCATATGAATCTTTAGCATGTGAAAGTTCACCAATAATAGTAACTGATAATCAATTAGTTGAAATACAGTTAGAACAATTACCAACAGATTTATATTATAAAATATATAGATCTTATAATTTTGGTAGTTATCAGTTATTAGACATAATAAATACAAATAATTATATTGATAATAACTATATAATTAATATAAAATCTTATCCTCCATTATTAAGTACATTTGATGATAATAATTCAACATTATTACCTGGATTGTATAAATATAGAATATCATATTATTATAGTATAAATACAAATAAATATGAATCTATATCAAGTGATGAAATATTAATCGAAATTAATAATAATCAAAGTATTAAATTAAAATTACCATATTATTATATACCTAATATTCACAATTATTATTATAAAATTTATAGAGCATATAATTCAAATCAATATGAATTATTAACTATAATTAATACTGATATTTTTATTGATAGTAATAATGATAATATTAGTCCAGGGAAACCAATCATTGAAAATATTAATGATAAAATAAATAATAATCAATTAATAGTAAATAAATTATCCGACAAGTTATATTTATCTAAATATGTAATTTATCAAATACCTATAAATAATATTACACCAGATATTGATTATTTTATTAGTCATTCTTCTGATTGTTATCTAATTAATGATAAAAAATTATCAGATATAAATGACTATATTTTTAATAAACCATTTATAATGTTTATGTCAGATGATAATAATAAAATAAATGATTTTATTTCATTGGATAATAAATATGATAATAAATACATATCATATAATAATTATTTGTGTACATTCAATAATGAAAATTTATATTTTTATAATATAAATTTTAAATTAAATGATACATCAATAATAAAATTAAATGATCATGACGTATCATATATTTTACCACTATCTACACAACAATTTTTTAAAAATACATCCAAATTTTATATTAATGATACATTAAATAATGCTTCAAAATCTCAAATTATTCAAAATTATTTTAATCCATCTTTTGATGATTTTAATATAAATATTTCTTTTTTCAAAGAAAATAAATATTCATATGAATTTGTAAATGAACTTTTAACTAAATTTAAAAATATTATGAATAATAACTCTGATTATATAAATATTATTAATACAATAGATATAATAAATAATTCATATACGGATATATTTAAAAATTTATTTAATAATAAAGATTTATATGGTATTACATCAAATAATATACTTGAACAAATAGAAATATTAAATTATAATAATTTAGATTATGATATATATTCACATTATGCATTATCTAATAATTATCTAAGTAAAAATAATAATAATACTATAACAAATTTGTATACTGCTTATAATGCGAATGATAAAATTTCATCAACTTTAGAAAATAAATTAATAAATATGTCTAATTTTTATAAATCTCATATTAAATATATTAATGATAATATTAAATATCTAGATATATGTAATTCAAATAATTATGAAGAAGAATATATTTCATACAATAAATTAAATAAATATATTACAAAACATATATGTAATTATCAAGATAAAATTATAATATCTTTATTACATCCTATAAATAATAATAATATACATAAAATACAAATTGAAGATAAATATATAGATGATTATGAAATACAAAATAATAAAATTATAACATCTAATTATGATAAAATAATTCCTGAAGAAAATTATAATGAATATTTGATTATTATGAATAAAAATAAATGTTCATATAATGGGATATGTTCTATTAGACAAAATAAATTTTATAATATACATAACACTTTTCAAAAAATAAAAATTAATAATAAAATTTATGATTATATTAATGATAAACTTATAACTAATAATACTGATATATTAAATAACTGTATATATTTAAATCCAAAAGATGAATTAGATAATATTTTATTACCAATTAAAATTACTAATGGAAAAATAATTACAATTATAAATGATATTAATATTGATGATAATATAATTCTATTCAATCCAATTAATAATTTATTCTATTTTAATAAATTTAATGATATAATACCTGATGGTAATTATCATTATTATATTTATTCTGATTTAGAATTAATAGAATGTACTATAAATAATATTTTAACATTTTCATTTTATAAAATTGTTTATAATGATAATTCTGAAAAAATATATTATTACACTAATGATAATTTTAATGATTTGATAAATATTCCAAATAAACAATATATAAAAATATTTTTAATAAATAATGATATATTTGGTACAAATTATAACCAATTTATTAAAAATAGTCAAAATTATTTTAGTACATTTAAAGATGAATTATCAACTACGCAAATTATATGTAATTTAAATCATCATTCTATCTTGAATATAAAACCTACATTTAAATTAGTCAATAAAATTAATAATGATAATTATTATTATATTAGTAATTTAAATAAAATATTATTAAAAAATGAAATCGATATAGATATATTTACTAATTCTGTATATTCAACTGAATATCCAGTTTTTATATATAATCAAATATATAATATTGTATCTAATAATAACAAATTAAATATTATTTGTCAATATAATTATTTAGATTCTGGTGAAATAATAATAATTAATAATACATATTATTATATTAATTATTTAATTGACGTTATAAATCAAACAAATTATTTATATGATGTTACTATACTTAGATCTTTAAATGAAATAAATAATTTTCCATGTGATGGATATTTTACTTTAGGTATTATTATAAATAAAAATATTAATATTCCTGATATATATTATAATGATATAAATTTATTTAATCCAGTTATTCTTACATATGGATTACCTCAAAATTATGGAGAATTATATTTAGATCCAGAAACATACAAGTTTAAAATATACTTAGATTCTAATATTATAACCAATAAAGTTTTTATATTTGATAAAAAACCATTTAATGTAGAATTATATATTTATGATTCAAAATTATATTTAATTGATTGTTTTATTAAACTTAAAATAAATGATTTTATTATATTTGAAAATATTATTTATAAAATTATTAATATTAGAGATAATGAAATATTATTAGATAAACAAATAAATACTCATTTATCAAAAATTATAGTTAAGATACCATATCAACCATTTACAAATAAATATATGATATTTCCAAACAATAATTTAAAAAATGATACAATTATCGAATATAATGATGAGATATATATAATTAAAAATAATAATGCTTTTCTTTTAAAAAATTTTGATAAATTAATTACAAATGATTATATATGGGTTAAAATATTAAATACAGATTATTCATCTTATTATAATTATTCACATGAACAATATTATAATAATTTAGCACAATATCCAATACAAATATATAAAAATATCAATAATAATAAAATTGAAATAGATAATGATATTATTGAATTATTTTATTTTTTCCAACCGCTATATATAAATGGTACATTTAATAGAATAAAAAGAATATATGATAATAAGATTGAATTAATGAATAATTATTATAATAAAGACAATGTTAAAATTATATTATCACCATTTTATATTAATAAATATAATTATTACATTAATAGAAAAATATTGTATAATTTTAAAATTAATGTTAATTATGATGATAATTTTTTAGTAATTAGATATATATTAAAATCAGATAAATTAATATATGTTGATAAAGAATATAATTTTAGATACGGTATTTCAATTATAAATAATGAATATGATAATAATATTATAAATAATGAATATACTAGTTTATATTTTCATAATTATAAATTAGTAAATGTAGATGGTACAATATCAGATTATAATTTAACAATAAATAGTTATCATTTATTAGTAAAAAAAAATAATAGTGAAAATTTAAATTATATTTATCTTATAAAATTAATAAGTAATAATAAATTTAAATTATATTCAGATGAATTATTTTTTGATGATTTATCGCAATGTATATTTTATCTTGATAATATATTTGATTGTAAAATAGATAATAACTATAATATTAGTATAAATCCAATAAAAATAGTATTACAAAAACCATTAATTAGTTATAATTATGACTCTATTAAAATAATTAAAAAATATAAAATTACATTATCATCACCAATATTTGTATTAGATAACTATAATCAAATAATAACATTTAATGATGATAATAATGATTTTAATAATTTATTAAATTGTAAAAATATTAATTATAATGATATAAATACATTATTAAAATATGATAATTATTATAAAATAGTATATTCTGAAAATTTATTAGATAAATATTATATTATTAAAAATGATAATGATTTCATATTGATATCGTTAATAAAAACATACAAAAATATTAAATATATATATACAATTGATACTAATTGGATTACTAGTAGTATTAAAAATTATACTTATGATAATAATGAAATTACTAATATATTATTAGATCAAGTATATGATATACATAATTTTAATATAATTATATCAAATAATTCATTATATAATAATTATTATTATAAATTAATTGATAATAATAATATTGATGTATTTGCTAACTATGATATTAATTTAATAAAAATAAATAATATTAATATTTATAAAATAATTGATAATAATATAATTTTTGATAATAACTCAATTTCAGAATCTTTTAATAATAAAATATCTAATGTTTCTAAATTTATAAAAAATGATAATAAAAATATTAAAGATATTTATTATTTTCCTACTGTAGAAGATATAATAATTAAATGTATAAATAATATTAATATTGATATTGGTATTATTTACAATATTTGTAAACCTTGGGATATTTGGAGTTTATTAAGTGGTAATTATTATAAAAATCAAAAAATATATTTAAAATATGATAATGATCAAATAAAAATTATTAATGATGATTTAATTGAATATGATTATTTATCCCCAATTGAAATATATAATTTATCAATATTTTTAAAATTAATGAATAATAATGAATTAAGAAATATGTATAATGATATTAAAATTATAGAAGAAAATATATTTAATATTCTTAATATATGGTTAGAAAATCCTTATTTTTATTTAGATACTTTAAATATTATTAATAAATTTATTTGGAATAGCGGATATATAGATTATTATTTTGATGGAAATAATATTATACATACTAATATTTTGCCTACTTATATTGATGATAGTATAGAATTAGCAACATATATTACAAATGAATATAAATATGATAATAATATTGTTTATAGAATAAAAAATAAAATAAATGAAAATATTGATAATTTTATGAATAAAAATACAAATAATAATTATGGTGTATCTATACATAAATTATTAAGATATTTAGTAAATCTTAATAATGAACTAAATAATTTTATTAATAATTTAAGAATAAATTCAAATGATATACCTTATTATATTTATAATAATCCTTGTAAATTTATAATAAATAAATTATGGAATAATATTAATTATATTGGATTAAATAAAGATCATAATGATATAATTCAAATGATATTTAATAATATAGCAAATGATAATATAATATTTTCAAATTCATTTACATTAAATTATACTGGTAATTTAAGTTTATATTATAATGCAGAATATAATGTGGATATTGATCATAATTTTCATAATGCAATATTAACTAAAATTATAACATCATCTTTATATAATTATTCAATTATTTATCAAACTAATGAATTTAGAAAAGATACAATTTATGATGTTTATAATATTAATAAATTAAATATAGATAAAAATTTTACAATTAATAATCCATTTATATATTGTAATGAATTACAATTTACTTCTAATATTAATATTAATTCAAATGATATTATAGTAATACAAGAAAATAATTATTTTAATATAATAAATACTGAATTTATAGGTTATTTATATGAATTAGAATTAAATAATATAAATACTGATTTAATTGATTTTGTTTATTATAATGATAATAAATTAAATATATTAGAAAAAAAACAATCAAGTATTATAATTACTACTATAAGTAATTTACAAAATAATATATTAATTGATCTTAGATATAATATATCTATTAAAAATATTAATTATCAAGATAATAAATATATTTTAACATTTTATAATAATAATTTTTACTATAATAATGATAATACAATCATCAATATAGGTGAATATAATTATAAATTATATTATAATAATGAGAATTATTATATTAATAATAATATTAATATTTTTGATAAATGTTATATATCAACTACAATATTTATAAATAATATTATAAATTATAATAAATTATTATATATACATACTATAGATACAAATTATAATTTTGATTTATATTTATCAAAAAATGATTTTTCAGTATATTATAACAAAACTAAAATAATTGATCCTAGTGATATTAAATTAATAGATAATAATACTATAATATTTTATTATAATACTATATTTAAAAATGGAAATATTATAAAATATACGAAATATGTTGGGGAAAAATTTAAATCAAAAATAATATCATTAAACAATTATACATCCGATTATAATCACTTATTATATAATACACCTAGTATTACTAATAATAAAATTATAATTTATGATGGATTAGAATATATTAAATTAAATAAATTATTAATGAATAATACATCAATAACTAGTATATATTATATTGATTATATTTTTAATTTTACTACTAATACTGATATATATGTATCTGATTCTAATAATACTATTATTAAAGCATTACATTATTACCATAATGATAACAAAACATGTATAATTATTAATAATACAATAGATATTACTGATTTTAATTTTTTTCAAATAATGTCATGGACGGTTAAAATAATAAAAGTTAATAATATTATTAAAATTTTAAAACCTATTGATTTTAATTATAATGATACATGTTATTATACTATTGATAATATTATAATTACAAATATTAATATAAATGAAGATTATATAGAATTAGAAAATTTAGAATTAAATAATAATGTAATATTAAGACAATATTATAAAAATGATAATTTAAAATTATTTGAATATAATAATACTGATGATCAAATAATAATTTATGATGGTATAAAATATCTTGATTCAAATAAATTAATAAAATTAAATGCTGATTTTATAGTATTTTATATTAATATACTTCTACCTATGGAAAATAATACATCTTATTACATATCAAATGAAATAAATTTAATACAGGTTATAGATTATTATATATTAAATGACTATACATATTTTATTGTAAATACAGATAATTTAAATATATCTAATTATAAATTATATAAAATCACAACTTATGAGATATCTATTATTCAAATTAATAAAATAATAGATAATAGATTACACAAAATAAATTTAATTCATAAATCTAATTTTAATATTGACCAAAATACATATTATTCTATAAATAATAATATAATTGAATTAAAATTACAAGATGATTATATAATTATAGAAGATATAATATTAGATATAGATGTTAGTATTATTACAGAAAATAATATTATTATTAATGAAATAATTATTATAAATAATAAACTGATTAGTTATAAAATATTAAATTATATCGATGATAAAATAATAGATAATCAAATCTTGAAAAAATATACAAAATATGATTCTATAAATATTGTTAATAATTTAATTAATCCATATAATAATTATATAGTTCCATCAATTAATAATGATAAAATAATTATTTATGATGGTTTTAATTATTTACAATATAATAACTTGATAGATTATGAAAATAGTAATATGTATGTGTATTATATAGATGATATTATTAATTTTACAGATAATACAATAATATATTTATCAGATTGTGAAAATAATATAATAAATGCTAAAAATTTTTATCAAAGTAATAATAAAACATATTTTTTTATAAATATTGAAGATGTTCAAAATTATAAATATTTTCAAGTAATGTCATGGGTAATTAATGATGTAATTGAAATAAACAATATTATTAAAATTAAAATGCCAATGGATTTCATTTTTGATACAAATAAATATTATTATACTATTAATAATAAAATATTAAATAATATAATAATAGATGATGAATATATAATAATAAATGAAATAATAGATGATATGTTTATAGTATTAAGACAATATTATCAAAATGATGATATAAGAATACCTGAAAATAAATATATTTATAAAATAAAAACTGAGAGAATAATAGAATATATAGATCCAGATTCAAATTTTTATATAATACCTTTTAATTATACATATTCAATAAAATGTGAGTATTATCAACAAGAAAATTTAAATTATATTTATCTAATATTAGATGAAAATTCTATAAAATTATTAAATTCTAATACTGATTATTATTTTGCTTCATATTCTAAATATAATATTATTAATTATAATAATAAATTAATTGAAAGAACACCTAATATGACTCAATCAATTATGAAAAAAATAGTATCAAATGTAACTATTTTAAATCCAAAATGGAAACCATGTTATACATTTTTTGATTATATTAAAATATTTTTTAATGATCAATTAATAGAAGAACTAAATGCAGATATATATAATATTCATTATAATTTATATTTAAATGAACAAAAAAAATATCAATTTGATAAAATGATAAATGTATATGAAACAAATAAATATTATGAATTTTATTTACCTTTATTATTTTGGTTTTGTAATAAATCTTCTTTATCATTACCGATTATTGCATTGCCTTATACAGATATTAAATTAAATTTTAAATTAAATTCTATAGAAAATTTAATTAGTAATTATTCTAATAATATAAAATTTAATATAGAACCTTCAATAAAAATTACTTTAATTTCTGATATTATATTTTTAAATAATACAGAACGATTATTATTTAGTTCTTATTATCATGAATATATAATAAATAGATATAAATTGTATAATGAAAACACAATTTATAATAAAAATGAAATAGTTAATAAATATTTTACAGGTTTAGTAAAAGATATTTATATAATAACAAAACCTATAAATTCGAATTATAATTATTTTTATAAAAAAAAATTAATATATGATTCAAAATATGAACAATATATAAATGTATTAGAATATTATAATAATAAAAAAGTTGATAGAAACTATGAAAATGATATTAAAATTTTATCTAACATATTAGAAGAATATAATAATAATTTATTATATAATGATAATCAACGTATTATAAGATTAAAATATAATTTTAATCCAAATGATGAATTATTAAAATATTTAATGTATTACGAAGATAAATATTTAAATAATATATCAGATAGTAGAAAAAATTATTTATTATTAATATATTTAAAATACAATTTTATTAATAGTGAAGAAATAGAAAAAATATCACCAATTAATAGTATGAATATTAAAGTTAATGGTATGGATTTATTTTCATCTAATGATTGGACATATTATACTTATTTAATACCTACACAAAAATATAATACTATTTTACCAATTGGTTATTATGTGTATACATTTTCTTTATATCCATTAGATGAACAATATTCGGGCCATTTAAATTTTACAAATTTTGATACAACAACATTACTTATAAATTCAAATGATTTAATTAATAATAATCCATATAAAATAAATGTAATATGTAAAGAATATAATATTTTAAGAATAATGAGTGGTATAGGGGGGTTAGGATGGTTATAATTATATATCAAAACCTAAAGAACCAATACCATTTGATATTTTCAAAATATTATATTGTATACCATAACCTTTCAAGATAATAGCATTTTGATAACTGACAATATTATTCATAGTTAATTGAATATATGCATCATCTATTTTACTAAAATTTAAACTACCTGATGGCTGCAATTCTTTGGGATTTAATGCAAAGGAATACATATATATTCCTTTCTGTTCATTATTAAAATTATATTGATAATATGGCAAATTTGTATAATAATGATAACTATTTAATGACATTCTATTTATAGAATTAATTACTAATTGATTATTTTTAATAAGATATTCTTCTGTATTTGTATAAGGTAAAGACATATAATTAAAATGATTATTATTATTTTTATTTGATGATAATATCGCCCTCCAAATTAATAATTTAATTGGATTTACTAATGATAATTTATATGATGTATTTATAGAGTTAATTGTTTGTTCAGGAATATTTTGAACAGTTTGAATAATATATTCATGTGAATTATTAATAAAATTTGCTCTTTCAAAATTATCTAAGAATATATAGTTAGCTAATAAAAAAGAATTAATTAATGACGGTTTATTAAATTTAAAATAATCATAATTTTTAATGATAACTGAATTAGGTTTAATATTAATTTGATAATTAGATTTTGATCCTATTAATTTTAAATTTATATCAGATTCTGTAGGTATTATAAATTTATCTTTTATTGGATTATAGTACACCCTTTGATTAATTGGATCAAAATATATAAATTCTCCTATAATTTTATTATTTTGATATATTTGATAAAATAATTCTCCTTTTTCAAATATACAAAAATTATCAACTATTGTCATATAATTAGATGGGGATATTTTATAACAATTATCAATATCATTAAAATCTACATGAATTTTAATATCACAATGAAATAAAGCAATTAAAGGAAGTGATAAACCACTATCTAAACAAAACCAAAATGAAAAAGGTATATATAATATCATATTTTTTTTACTATAACTATAATCTGTTAATTCTGAAATATTTCCTATCATTTTATTATAGGATTTTTTGTGTCCTTTGCTAATAGTTAATTCATTCCATATATTCATCCAATCACCATAATGTCTATCTATTATATATCCATTTATTTCAATTTCTACAAAATTTATTAAAGCTAATCCTATTTTTTCAACCCATGAAAATTGAATACTATTATTACTAATAATAGGTAATTCTACATATAAATATATCATTCCTAATAAATCTGCATTCTTACCTATATTTACAGTACACCTTCGACCAAAATCAGGAGTAGTTTTAAAATACTGTGGTATAGGTTCTATGGAATAATTTGTATGTCTTTTATATGCAATTTTAAAATATGTAATTTCTGGTTGTGCTGATAAATATATATTTTCCTTACCAATTGATATTACAGAAATTTGTCCAAGTGACATTAATTTAATTTAAAAAACATTTTTTAAATTAAATTAATTTATTATTTATTAAATTAATAATTTTTATTTTCAATAGCGTGTACCATTGATTCAAATATAGATAATAAATATTGTTGTTTTGTCATAATTTTATTATGATCATTTCGTCCTCTATTTACAAAATCTGACATTGTTTTCATATTCACTTCTGATTTTTTATCTAGTGATGAACCCCCTGCGTCTAAGAATTTTAAATATCTTTCTATAATTAAAAATATTTGTAATAATTTTTTTTCTGTTTGTTGTAAACTAAAAATTAGATTATTTATTTTAGATGCATTATTATTGCTTATTTTTTTATTATAATGTTTAAGTCTTTGTTCAAAACCCATAAATGTAGTTTTAAATATATGTGATGTTCTTTTATATTCATTTTTAAGTCTATCTTCAAATTCTTCTATAAGTTCTGATGAATATGGTTGATTTAAACCACCACGCATTACAGAAACCATATTTAATGGCCCTACTGCACCTACAGGTACTCCAGGAAATATTCCAAGTATTCTTTGTATTCCTTGATTACAACGTATGATATTTTGTTTCACGTAATTAAATGATGATGCAGATGAATATGAATCCAGTAATGGCGGTATACCAAGTCGATCATGAAGTAGTGTTCCCTTAAATGGGGAATTTGGATCATCTGGAATATCTGCTCCAGTATAATCTTCATTAAGAAGTGTTGGATTCCGATTAATTTTAATTACTAGTAATTTTAAATATTCCATTAATTGGATATTGTTTGTTATTTGGGTAATATCATAATCACTTATAGTACTATTTGGCATTTCTGATATTTTATGTAAATAGTTTAGCCATTCATTTACACTAATATATTGATAAAATTCTCTATTTAGATTTTCATTTACTACTTGTTTCTTTTGAAATTGTAAGGCATCTAAAGTATCTAAAGCAACTTTTGGTAACATTTCGTCAACTTCTTTGGCTGCATTATCCCAAAATTTATTGCTTTGTAAATATAATTTACATTGATCTATATTTTTTCCAAAAAGACAATCTCGAATATAATCAGCACATGTTAGTGTATGGTTGTTATCATCTAAAACTTGTTTTTGTGCACCTGTAGTATAACAATTATTATCAAGTTGGTATAGTTGGTTAAATTTTACTGAATTAATATCTATATCATAATCATTACCGTTTGGATTTTTTTTATATATTCTGTTATTTTTTCTATAATATATATTTTCAATCTGTTCTTGTTCATCTGGTAAATTAAAGAATTCATCACCTTCATCATCTTGTGCTTTAGATTTAGCTTCTTCTAGTAGTAAACTTAATAGATATTTATCTAGTTTATATGTAAATTCTTTTTTATCATTAAAATTATCATATATAATTTTGATAAAAGAAGCATAAAAAGTATAAATATCTAATTTTTTTACTATGGTAGAATCTGTAAAACCATCTACTAATTTTTTGAATTTTGAATATTCATAGAGATATGATTTTTTCATTTCATTTCTTAAATTATCAATTCTTTGGCCTAGCGTTGGTGCAGCACCACCAGGTACGGCTAGAGGTCCATTATTACAATCATATAAATTGGGAACTGTTGGTTGAATACACTCTAATACCTTATCAAGAGCATCATTATTAGAATCTAAACCTAATAAACCATAAAATAAATAAGGACTAATATAATATCTATCTGATTGATACTTATTAATTATATCATTAAACTCAGGTACCGTTTTAAATTTAGCCAAGTTAGTATTATCAGAAATTAAATTTAATAAATTATAAATATTATCAGGTGTTTTTTCATTAATTAATAAATCAAAATATATTTCACGCGGATCTGCTAATTTAGACCTACTTAAAGGAACATTAAAAAATGCATCGTATCCTGCTTTTAATGCCTCTAGAGGAGTAGTACTCCCTGGTAGTACTCTAATTACCCCATTCATGAGATTGCCAATAGTTATTAATCCCCTTCCGTCTAATAGGAGACCATTACGCCTGACTGCCTCTCCATTATATGGACCACTGACTAGTGCCATAGCTACTGCACCGGCCGATGCTGCCTTGATATTTGTAAGATTATCGCCGTTCTTATATGCCTGTAAAGCGTAATAAAAGGATAAATAAGATACAAAGACTTCATCAGACGTGACTCCAATGTTTATCCCCATAGCTGCAAATCCTATCTTATCAACAATTTCATCATAATATTTAGATATTATTTGATATGTAATATGTTTACTTTGTATAGTTGGAATTATAGGATAAATTTGATAGTCTTCATGAGCTCTTGATAATAAACCAGTCATTATTGAACTAAAATCAAAGAATACGATTGTTACATTTTGATTTAATTGTCTCCAATCATTATGGAAATCATAAGTATTTTTACTATCATAAAAATAAGCAAATTTACTTAATAGTGACACTATTAAACTTGATATATAACTGTTATCATTGGCTAAATTAACAATTGCATTAAACATTTCACTATTGTAATTATTATTTTGTATTTTACGGCATTGTAATCTATATGCTACAGATACATAAAATTGTAACCATTCGGGTGAAATGAAATCTTTATCTGGAACAGTATATTTATTAGCAAAAGCATCATTTTTCATTGCTGCTCTTGTTGTTTTTAAACTCTGGTCTTGTTCTGGAGTAGCAGATGGTGGTACACCATAATCAGGATGTGCTTTATAAGCCTCGTATGATGAATTTACTACTACTTCTGGATAATCGTAGCGTGTGTGATTGAAATAAACCTTTACCATATCTTCCCATTCATTGAGAAATAATCTTACGCGTTTATCATCCGCTTTACCAAATATGGGGATATATTTATCAAATCTTGATGTATCAGACATATTATAATATATATTATAACATAGAAAAAAACTATTAAGAAATTATTAATAAAAAATTTCTTAATATTTTTTAGTAAATTATTTTATAGATGCATATTTTAAATAAAATTTATTTAAAATATAATTTTAAATAAATTTTATCTAATTATTATATATAATGATAGATTTAAATGATCAATATATGAATATTGAGTTATGGAAATGGCTAGTTATATTAAGTATAATTATGATTATTGCATATATTTATTTTATGCATTGTCAATGTGACGACACTAGCCTTGTTAGTAAAGGAGGTAAAGTCAAAGTTTATAATTTTAATACTTCATGGTGCGAATGGTCTAAAAAATTTCAACCTGAATGGAATAATTTTGAAGATTTAACTAAAACTGATGAAAAATTAAATTTTGTAGCTGCATATGATATTAAATGTGATGAAGAAAATAATACAGAACTGTGTAAAAAATACAGTGTACCAGGATTTCCCTATGTAGTAATTGAACAAAATGATAAAACTCATCAATATACAGGTAGTAGAAATGCAAATGATATAGCTAACTACATAATTGAAAATTATAATTAATTCGTTAAAAAATAAATTATAATATATATATTAATAATGAATTTTAATATTATAAAATATAATTTATATGAGATATTAAATGTTAATCCGATGGATGACATATCAATTATAAAAAAAAAATATATAAAAACAATAAAAAGATTTCATCCTGATAAAAATTCAGAATTAGAAGAAGATATTTATTATCATATAATATTAGCAGGTAAAATATTATTAGATACTGAATTAAAAAAAAAATATGATCAATATTTAACAGAAACTATTAAATCATATGTAGATTTAAAAAATAATTTTGATACTGATAAAAAAGATATCAAAATTATAGATTCTAAGGAGTCGCAAAAAATCTTTAATATAATGATGGATGAATTAAATATTAAACATGGATATAATAATAACGCGAATGAATCAGTTAAGGATAGATATAATGTGTTATTAATGGATAGAAATAATTTAATAATAAATAATGATATAAAAAATGCAAAAGAATTAAATACTAAATTTAATGAAATGATACGAAGAATGGATATTATAGAATATGTAGAGCCGTATGAAATTTCGAATGATATTTTTGGTGAAAAATATATTAGTATTGAAGATATTAATAAATTATATATTAATGATTCAATACAAAATCATAAATATACAAGTTTAGATAGAGCATTTGAAATTTTAACAATAAAACACAATCAAAATCAAAAATTTAAATCAATAGAAACAGGAATAGAAGAATATAATAATTTTACAGATCAAATAAAAAAAAAATTATAAACTATCTATAATATCATTAATAATAGATTCACATATTTTTGTTGATAAATTATTAATATATTTTTTAGTACATAATTCGCCTAAATTTATAATATCTAATTTTTTATTTTTATCAAGATTAAAATCAATAATCATAATATTATTTTCTTCAATGTTAATAATATTTAAATTTGAAGAATTATTATTATAGATACACATAGTTTTAATAATAATTTTAGTAAATGAAAAAATATATTCAAATAAATTGTTAATACTATTTTTATGATTATGATTAGGTACTATAACAATTCCTAATGTTGATTTTTTATTACAATGATTTAAAGGAAAATTATTGACAATTCCTCCATCAATATAATAATAATTATTATATAATACTGGGGTAAAAAATAGAGGTACTGACATTGAAATTCTTACAGCTAAAATAATAGACATATCTGGTGTATTAATATAATTAAATATTTCTTCTTGACTAAGAGT